CTACTGAGATTGTTCATCTGGCTTGGCGTAGGTCTCGTCCCACGCCTTCTGCCATCGGTAGTATGCGGCCCGGCCGATCGGCGGACCGTCGATCTCTTGCAGCGCGCGCCAGACCTCGACGCCTCGCTGGCCATCCAGCAGCATTTCGCGGGCCTTGGCTTCGCGGGCCTCGGTCATAGCCTTGGGGCGGCCGGGGTTGTCGCCGCGCTCACGCGCCCGAGCCATGCCGGCCAGAGTGCGCTCGCGGATCAGGTCGCGCTCAAGCTGGGCGATGGTCGCAATGATATGCACCATCGCCTTGCCCATCGGGCCTTGCGTATCCAGCCGCTCGGTTAGGCTGACAAAATGCACACCGCGATCGCCGAGTAGTTTCAGCGTATCCAGGATGCCGACCAGGTCGCGGCCGAGGCGGTCCATCTTCCAGACGACGAACTCAGTGCCGGCATGCTGCGCGGTTTTCAGGGCGCGCTCGAAGCCTCGCCGCTTCATCGTCCCGCCGCTAGCCTTGTCCGTAAAAATCAGGTCTGGTGAGACCCCATAGTCTTTGAGTGCCTGTATCTGCATATCCGGGTTCTGATCTGCCGTTGAAACACGGGCATATCCGATCTTCCGCACAGGCTCATTGTTGGATTTGGACGCCACTTTATTACCAGTCGATTGTGCCTCTCATGCTTTTTTAGACTCATGGTATGGACAAGTCAAGCCGTAGTCTCTATATTGAGTCTCGAAAGCAATGGAGACAGACAATGACCTACACCACCCGCACCGAAGAATTTGGCAAAGCCACATTCACCGCGCCTGCCGCTGATGAGGATAACCTCGGTTATGTTTGGATCGAAACCGAGCGGGGCTATGCTTCCAAAGAGCGCCGTCAGGTTTGTCACGGCGGCGATTTCAAGGGCAGCACGATCATGGCCACGGCAGACGGAGTGCAGGCAGTCGCACAGCAGTGGCTCCGCCAGCGGCGCGATTGGCAGCGCAAAGAAGGCATTGTCTGACACATCGGTGACGGCCCTACCAGGGCCGCATCCCATGCGCCAAGATTAGCTGATCCCAATAACGCCCGGAGGGCAGCATGAAACGAGAAAATTGGACGGTGATCGAGGGTGACAATCGCCCCGCAGGACCACCAGACAAGTGCTTTTATTGCGGTGAGCCACATGGATCGCAGCACAAGGACGGATGCGTCATCCGCCAGCGCACGGTCGTGATCAGAGCGACGATCGAGCGCGTCGTTTCGGTTCCCGAAGATTGGGAACCACAGATGATCGAGTTTCATCGGAACGAGGGCAGCCGCTGCAGCGATTGTGACATCACCGAAATGAAAGAGATGCTCGACCGCATGGAAGCCGCAGACCTCTGCACCTGCAACATGATCGAGACAACCTACCTGCGCGAAGCAAGCGAAAATGACGAATCCGCCTGCGCATGGCCGCAGGACGATCCCCACCAGTCCAGCTAACCCCGGAGGCAGCATGTCCGAAGTAGAGCCCCTGACAGCAGGCGAGGAAATCTCCCTGACCAACTTCCTGATCGCGCTGAAAGGCCCGGTAGAATTCCAGTGCGAATACCGGAACTGGCGTGGTGAGGTGGCCACGCGCCGCCTGCGTCCCGTCGCTTTTTGGCACGGCTCGACCGAATGGCACCCGACGCCAGGGCTGATGCTCAAGGCAGTCGATCTGGACAAAGACGCCGAGCGCGACTTTGCCGTCGCAGACTTCAACATGACCACGCTGCGCGCGGTCCAGTAAACGCCGGAGGCCCGGATGTGCGAAGATTTCGATGAGGATTTCTGCCAGTGTCCGCGCTGCTCGGGATGGGGCGAGATCAATTGCCATTGCGGGGGCGACCTCTGCGTCTGCGAGAATTACGGCAGTGCGCCCTGCCCGCTGTGCTACGGCGACGGCGAAGTCTCCGAAGCCCAGCACAACCACTACCTCGAATGCCAGCGCGAGAACGCCCGGCTTTTTGCCGAGGCCCGCGCCAAGATCGACGCCGAAACCGAATCCTGAAAACGCCGGAGGCACCATGTATCGCGTCTACCACAAGGCCGTCTGCACCAACTGTGGCCACGTCGCGCGGGAGCGGGAGAACAAAGATTTCCTCGATCCTTTTTTTCTCCCGGATCACTGTGAAGGATGCGGTGAATACCGATCGTCCGCGTGCTGGCCGTACCCAAACGATGACTGGCGCATAGAGACTGTGAAGCTTCGTCGGGTGAAACTGCCATTTCACCCCCTGAAGCCTTCGACGTGGTTCCCAAGATGGGAGCGCGTTTCAAATCAATCCAACTAACGCCGGTCACCGCGGGCGCAGCACTTCCGCCAGCGTCTCGATCTTGCCTTTCGCGCACTCGGCCGCGCGCAAATGTTCGGTCGCCAGCACGGCCAGTTCCTTGACCGTCTCGACCTTGCGTTCCGAAATCGGACAGGGCGTCAGCGTCTCGGCCGGAATGTCAGGTCGGACGTATTCAATCTGTGGCGTGGTCGCGCAGGCCGTTAAGAATATCGGCCAGACCAGGTGGAAGCGGTTCATCTTCGAAATCTCCTGTCAGGATGGCCTCGATCGTCGCCTGCGCTTCGGCTGCGCGGGCGCGGTCACGCTCGGCACGGGCGGCCTCGACCTCGCGGGCAAGGGCGGCCTGCTCTGCCTGCATCTGCAAGGCGGCCACGGAGCGCGTCAGGGAGGCGTTCTCCGTGCGCAGGCGGTCCACCCGATCCGATTGCAGCCAAAGGCCACCAGCGAGCAGCACAACAAGCGTGCCGGCCCCTATGAGCGCCCAGCGGGTGAGCATCACATGTCCTCGCCGCGCTCACGCAAGACAGGCCCAGCGTGGCGTCCGTTGAGGATGATGCAGCTTTGTCCGTAGGGGTCTGTCTGGATGACGGTCCATGATCGGGTTTCAGGGTTGTCCCATAGCTCCATCATCCCGCGCGGCGTCATGCCGACATAGGCCCGGCTCTCGCCTCGGTCGCGGATTAGCATTTCGCGCACGCTTTCCGTCGCGGTGCAGAACGACTGATGTGAAAACGCCGCGGTCGCAATGACGACGCAGATCAGCAGGAACACGGCCCCATAGATCAGCGCCTGTATGCCGCCGCCCCTCATGTGATCGTCGCGAGAAAGGCCAGGCCGAGGATCACCGCGAAGGCGATGGCGACGTTTTTTCCCGTAAGATACTTCATGGTGGTCTCCTATCGTTGGTTGCTTGAACTATCGCCGCAGCACCGCCGGGATCAGCCGCGCCCAGAACCCGAGCGGAGGATCGTCCGGCTCGGAATCGTCCGCCTGCTCCAGCGGCAGATTGGTTGCGCCCTTTGGAAAATAGCCGCCCGCATTGTAGCGTCCCGGCCGCGTGTCGATGTGGATGAAGCCGCTGTTGGGATACCGGATCAGGCCGGTGAACCCGATCTTCGTGGCCTCGCGCTCGAAATGTTCCGGGTCGAAATTCTCCATCCGCACGTCGAACGCCATGCCCTTCATGTGATAGCTGTTCGGCGCGCCGCCGACGCGGGCGTTGTGCGCCGGGCTGCGATAGGCCGATGTCAGCAGGAACGGCACGCCCATGTGGCTGCGGAACGCTTGCAGCAGATCGAGCGACGGCTCGTGAATCAGCAGCGCGCCCTCGCCCTTCGATGCCAGCTCGCGCGGGCTGAAATTCTCCCAGCGCCAGTTCGTGATCGGATAATCGGTGTAGTGCGTGTATATCCTGCCGGTCACCTTTCGCCCTCCCCGCTTCACAGCAGCCACTTCCCGACGAAATAGCAGGCGGCGATGACGACGAAGATCAGCCAGACCCGACCCTCCTCCTTCGCCACCTGCTTGAGATCGTGCTTCTGCTTATCCGTCATTGCGATCACCCCTGAGACGGGTCGCCTGGTTCTCGAACACGGCGATCACCACCTTGGCCACGCTCATGCCGCCCAGCCCCGCGGCAAAGGCGGCCGTCGCCTGTATGTCGGTCTCGTCGCGCATCGGGCCGATCGTGGCTTCGATCATCGCCAGCGCGACCGGGCTCATGTACTTGGCCGCCATCACGCCGGTGATGACCGCGAGTGCGCCGTCGCGCATTCTCCGACGCTGCGACATAAACCAGCGAAAGATGCCGCCGGAGGCGCCTGCCACCAGCACTCGCCCGGCCTCGCCGCCCGCCCATGTCAGGACGATCCCGCCCCACAGCAGCACCGTCTGCCAGAATGTCGCGTCTTTTTCGGGCATGCCTGCCTCCCTCTTCTGCTCGACTTTTCCTCGGCCCGGTCAGGCCAGCCGTTTTCTCACCGCACCCCGCGTCCGAGCGGGTAGCGGTACATGATCGGCGCGCCGATGGGCTGCCCGGCCGCGGCGCTGACACTCGCGATCACACCGCCGGGGGCTGGGCTGTATTCGTGGTAGCCGTCGGCGGTGTCCGCGTGCCGGATGAACTCGGCAGCGTAGGTGTCGGGCAGCAGCTCGGCATTATGCCGGATCCGCGCGCCGGACGATCCGGAGACGGCGGCGGCGATGTTGCGCGCGATCTCGATATTGGTTCCGGTGATGTTGATCTTCGGCCATGCCACGCCGCCCTGCGCTTTCGGGTCCGAGACCGGGATGGCAATCAGGGTGTTGTCGCGGACGACGCAGCCGTCCACCGCGTGGATCGCGATGCCGTTGGTCTGCGCGTTGTAGACGATGTTGCGCTCGATCAGCAGGTTCTTGTGGAAGCCCGCCGATGTGCTGGTGTCGCGCTGGCCGGTGCCGCTGAACAGGGTTTGCCCGAGATTGCCCACGCCGATGTCGAAGACATTATCGGCGAACACGCCATTCACGATCACGCCCATCAACTGGATCATGTCCTTGTGATCGCCGGAGCCGTCAAGCGCCACGTTGTCGTGAAACCAGTTGCGGCGGCACTCAAGCCCCACGGTATCGCCGGGGCCGAATCCGTCCGACCGGATATGATGCACGTCGTTGTCGTTGAACACGGTATCGCGGCAGGCGCCGCCGGTGCTGCACGCTTTCCACCAGGTCTTGAACTCGTTGCCCAGAACCTTGGTACCGATGCTGTCGCGGATTTGCAGGCCGCGCCCATGGCCCGCCCCGTTGACGATCGCGCCCTCGAAAAGATTGCGCGTCAGAGTCACGTCCTGCGAATTCAGCACGGCGAAGCGGTTGGCGCTCGCGGCGTCGCCTGCACTGTAGGCGTATTTCAGGTGCAGCCCGTCGAGCGCGACGTTGCTCACGCCTTTCAGGATCGCGCGCGAGAATCGGGCAGGGTTTTTCCGGTCGGCCGAGGCGATAGTGACAGGTGATGCGTACTGGCCGAGGCGTGGCATGTCTCCGTAATCGCCCGGCGCCAGCAGGAAGGTCTCACCGCCCGTCGCCGAGGCGAGCGCCGCTCTCAACTCGGCTGCGTTGGCGACAGCCTGTCCGGTGCCTGGCGTCGGTGTCGGAGTGGGCGTCGGCTCCGGTGTCGGTTCCGGGCTCGGCTCAGGCTCCGGCTCAGGTATGGGGTCGGGTTCCGGCTCCGGTTCAGGCTCAGGCGCCGGCTCTGGATCGGCCACGGAATCCCCGCCGCGCAGGTGCACGCCCACGTAGCGCCCGGTTTTTTCGTCGGTCACCATTTCCAGCTGGCCGGCGCGCACGCGGGCGACGGCGACCTCGCGGTCCGCGACCGGCTGGTTGTTGCTGTCCCACAGAAGGTCTTTCGGATCGGCCATGTCAGGTCTCCTTTGTTTACGGCGCCACGAGGCTTTCAGTGATTTCCAGCACGTCGGTCAAAACGGCCTGAGTGTCCTGGCCGAGCGTGGCCCGGACCTGCACGTGGTACAGGCCGGGCGTGAACGTGCCGGGCGCCACGTCGATCAAGATGTCTCCAGCGTCGATCCAGGACGTCACGACGATCACGGTTCCGGCGGCGTCCGCGGCAAGCACCTGCGGGGTGTGCGCCGACATGTCCTTGTCAGCACCGCTTTCGGTGTTCACCTTGACGGGCACCCTGATTGTTTGCGAATCCAGATGCCCAAAAGGTTCCAACACGCTCATCCCGTTTCCCTCCAGATACCAACCGCCACGATTTCAGTGCTCCAGACACCGGTTGCGATCTGCTCGTCGCGCCAGATGCCGATGACTTGCTGCTCAACTGTCGGAGAACCGAAGCGCCCCGACCCGATCACATCAGGATCGACGTAGAGGACACCGCCCAAATCCACGCTGGCGCTGATCTGGTGCGTGCCGAACGTATCGGCATCCGTATGCGTGGCGCCCAGCATGTCAAAGATCGCCTGGGCCGCGCTTTGCCCGAGCGTGTCTGGATCGACAAAGAGCGCGCCCGCGATGCCGACTGCGCCAACATCAACGGTGCCCCCAAGGATAACGTCCGGGTCGCTGAAATGGCCGCCGGCCAGCGCGCCGCCGGTGAGGATCTGATGCACGCCGAAGCTGTCCGCATCCGAGTGCGCCGCGCCCTGCACGTCCACGGCACCGGGCACCAACACGGACGATCGGATCACGTCGCCGTCGGCAAAAAGCGCGCCCTGGATCACCACACCAGCCGACAGTTTCCCGCCCGGAATGCTGTCGCCATCAATATGCAGCACGCCCGCGATCTGCACCGCACCGCGCCCGACCAGGTGCGTGCGGAACGTGTCGGGATCGGTATGCGCCGCACCCTGCACCCCAACTGGGCCTGGATCGAGCGCGCCGCCTGGCGTTGTGTCCGGATCGGCAAAGGCTCCGCCGGTGATCTGCTGCGCCCCGCCGCCCTGGCTGACCGCACCGAACCTGATCTGATCGGGATCGACGAAGGCGGCGCCGGTCAGCGTGAAGCGGATCGTGCCCGTGCCGAACCCGTCGACATCGACTTCGCGCGTGCCGCTGATCGTGACCGGCCCGACCGCGACCAGATGAGAGCCGAACGTGTCGGGATCGGTGTGGGCCGTGCCGGAAATTCCGGGGGACGCCTGGACGGTTTGATCTGCGTAGTACCGCAGGTCCGAGTGTGACGTTGCCACAGCTGCAGCGTCCACCTCCCCGTCCACCAAAGAAAGTGCAAACGACATGAACGACCCAGCGTTCGTCCCGGCCCATTGCGTTTCAGCGACGGAACTGGCAACAGGCGTCCCAATTCCAACGCCGTTCCACCACGCTCGCACGGTGACCGGGCTTCCCGGAACAAACTCGAACACAAGGGTTCCATCGCCTGACACCACGCCGGAACCATCCAGAATGTATCCAGTCGCTGCCGGCCAGGGAGTGCCGCCATCACCCGCGCGGCAGACAAAATCACCGTTTGCGCGGAAGCCTACGTAACAACCTACGCCCGACGCGCCTTGCTCATAAACACAACCCCCAGCCGATCCGTCGAGACCAACAAAATCCACGGCAAAAACGGCAGGCGAATCTCGCGCTACGGCGCCTTGGGAAATATTGTTTGAAACCGGAAATGTGCCCGTTAGGCTAAGCCCGGATTCGGGATCGAACGCCATGCTTTATACCTGTATCGCTGGAGTTATTAACCCCGCGCCCGGATCGGCGCGGGGCGGGCACGGATCAGAGCGTGAACCAGCCGGCCGCATCGACCGTGAAGTTGATGTCCCCGCCATTGGGCGTGACCGGCAGGCCGGTCTGGCCGGTATCCAGGAAGAGGATCAGCCGAGATGTGCCTTCCACGCCGGTGTCGATATAGAGAATGATCGCCTCCGACGGGTCGCCCGTCGCCGCGGTCCACGTGAAATCGGCGCTGTCGAACGTGCCGTCCGTAACGGTCTTGGTCGCCAGGTTGCCGGAGGTCGCCACGCGTGCAGCCGCGGGCACGTCGCTCAGGAACTGGTGCGCGGCCGAATAGGTGTAGTCGGCCAGGTCTACGAGGATCGCCTTGACATCGCCGGTCAGCATGTCGGTGTTGGCGCCGCCGCCCAGCAGGGCTTCCTTGTATTTCGGGTAAATGGCATTGGCCATGATAGTCTCCTTGATCGAGGTTGGGGATTACGCGGCGATCACGGCCGCCGCTCGGAACAGGTCGTCAACTTCCGTCTCGCTGAGACCAATGGCTGCGGACAGCGCCGCGATGGCGGGACTGTCGCGGTGAAACTCGTTGGCCTCGGCCCAGGCGAGCTGGGTCACGGCGTCTGCCGACTGGATCGCCGTCTCGACCTGCGAGAGCAGACCGGCCTGCAACAGCGCGACCTTGGCCTGGAACTTGCTGACGATCATGCCCGCGCGCTCGGCCGCCAGCGCTTCCGCCGGATCGGGCGCCGGCGGGGCCGTGAAGGCGCTGCCGTCCCAGCCCCAGCCGATACCGGCACCGTCCGTCACCTTCGGCCAGCTGGCCGCCCAGCCGGGAATGTTGTCCGGGTCAAACTCGGCCACGTTGACCACGACCCCGCTGATCACCTCTGCGCGTTTCATAGGACTGTCACCCTCACTTCACCGCGGGCGCCTGGGCCGCCTGTATCCTGCGCTACGATCATGGAACCGCCACCGCCCGGCGGGTTCCCGGCACCCCCGTTCGCGCCCCCGTCACCGCCATAATCACTGGTTCCAGCAGCGGCAGCGTTAGCACCGCCGCTCGCACCGCCAAAGATCGCGTTGTTCCCCGGGGCATTAAAGACTCCGTCTGCTCCGTTGGTCAGTCCATCCGAGACGCCCTGGATGCGCCCGCCGAGACCCCCCGTGGAACCATTTGCCCCCTTTCCGCCCGGTGCTGTCAGCAACGAGCCAAACGTCGTATCCCCGCCATCACCGCCAGCGGGTGTACCGTCCCTGAAACCGCCAGCGCCGCCAGCGCCGATCGTGACCGAGACACTGGATGGCAAATCAGATGCACGGAACCAGCGCCAGTTATAGGAACCACCCCCGCCGGTGCCGACGCCGGACCCAGCCCGGTCCGCCCCCCCGCCAGCGCCCCAGGCCTCTACGAGCACGAGCTGGTTCGGGTCCAGCCCGGCCGGCTTGTTCCAGGTGCCCGATGCCGTGAAGGCCTGGTAGTCGAAGACCGTCGCGGCGCTTGCGCCCGAGCCCCCGCCGATCACCCGGAAGTTCGTGCCGTCGTAGCGGATCAGGTACATCGTCCCGGCCGCGAAATCCCCGGCCGTCAGCGCCGAGCCGTCGGCCGTCAGCACCGGCACGTCGGACGTGCTGCCGATATTCAGCGTCACGCCGCCGGTGTTGTCGGCGGCGGGCTCGATCCAGAAGGCCATCTTGGCGTCGAGCCCGCCGGCGGGCAGCGCGGGTGTGACGCTGGCGGTCAGCGTGTTGGTGCCGGCAACCGAGGTCAGGACCAGCGGCACGCTGTCGAAAAGCGCCGAGATGCTGTCCTGCAGCTCCTGCTGATAATCCGACCCCAGCGCGGCGCCGACCGTGGGCAATCGCAAGCTCATCCGAACCGCTCCTGTAGCTTCTGCCAAATCTCTGGCGCCTCGTCGACGCAGGTCACCTCGGCCTCATGGATCGACCGCGGCACGACGTCGAAGACCACAAGCCGTCGCACCACGCGGGAAAACAGCCCCGACGTGACCAGCACCTCCGGGTCGCCGGTCAGGCCCGTGGGCGAAATCGGCGCCAGGAAGGTCAGGCGCGAATGCGTGCCCGTGCCCTCGGCCACCTCGTGGACCGTGTGCGTGCCGTCCTGGCGCTGGATCATCACGCCACCCTCGGCCCCGATCAGCGACAGGTCGGGCACGACCGAGATGTCGGGCGTCGCCGCGAAGTCCGCCTCGCGCGTGATCTTCACCGGCCGGTCCAGCTCGATCGCGGTCATGTCGCCGGCGCCGTCATACTCGATTCGGCTGGTCCATCCCTGCCCCTGGTGGCGGCTGAGACTGTCATGCGCGACCGCGATCAGGCTGCCGCGCTTGCCCCGGATCACCGACGAGGGCGCGGTGAAGTTGTAGAACGTCGCGCGGTACTCCATCTGCAGCAGGTCGTAGAGCGCGCGATAGCGCGCCTCCGCCTCGGTCACGGCGGTCTCGTAGGTGATCGCCTCGATCAGCCCGCCGCGCTCGCGTGTCGGATCGCGGTAGACGACGATCTGCCGCCGGTCGTAGTCGCGGGCGCGGTCGGCGAAGGTCACGCGCAGCCCGTCCGGGATCACCGGGAAAGCCTTCGACCAGCCGAAGTCGCGCACGTTGGCACTGGCAAAGAGCTGCACCGGGCTGTCGGCGGCGCGATCGAAGTCGCGCGCCACGCCGTAGCGGTCGGCCTGGCGGAGCTGCGCGAACCCGGCCGAGGCCGCAAGCTGCGCCGTGCTCTCGACCGTCTCGCCTTCCAGGATCACATTGACCTCGTGGCCCGCTGTCGCGCAGTCGCTGCGCCATGCGGCAAGCTCCACGTTGTCCATGCTCTCTTCGGGCACCCGGCGGGCGTTCAGCATGCCCGCCAGCGCGTCGCGCAGATGCGGCGCGGGGTTGGACGTGGCTTTCCATTCGGTCCAGGCGGCGCCGTCCCAGTCGCGCACGAGGCCCGAGGCGACGGCGCTCAGCTGCTCGATGCTGGTATTGCGCGCCCTGACCGCGATATAGGCGGCGCGTCCGCGCGGCGCCGGGGCGGCGTTCCAGACCGAGACCGCGCGCGTCGCCTCCACGTCGTCGATCAGGTCGCTGCGCGACTGGTTGATCTCCGGCGGGCTGCCCTCCGAGCCGAAGAAGTCGCGCACCGCGCCGTTCATCTGGTAGGTTGAGGCGGTGTAGAGCGTGTCGCGGAAGGCGTAGCCGCGCAGCACCTCCACGTCCCAGCGCCCCTGCGGGAAGCTCGCGGTGTCGAGCACGATCTCCGCCTCGAACTCGGTCATCCGGACATGCTGCACGCCGGTCGAGCCGAGATTGGCCGACGACGCCCACACGTCGCCCGCGCCGTCGTGAAAATAGCCGTCCGCCAGCCAGCCCCCGCCGGGCGGCGAGATCGACTGCGCCGGCGCGCTGGTGCGCGCCTCGACGAAGCCCACGCCCGTGGCCGCCTCGACCGTTGTGGCGGGCGACGCCGCCCAGGTCAGCTTGACCGTCATGCGCCGCGGCACCGTGCCCGAGGACTGGAAGTGCAGCTCCGGCAGGTTGATCCAGGTCGTGCCGTTCGCCGGCTTGATCCGGATGCGCAGCGGCACCCGCACCTTGTCGGTCAGCGCGTCCTGCTTGAAGAGCCCGCGCCGCAGCGCCATGTCGATGCGCAGCTCGTCGGGCGCCTCGCGCGTCGCGGTGACCACCGGCTGCGGCAGGCTGTCCAGCGCCGAGCCCGTGGCGCTTTCCAGCAGCTTGCCGCCGTCCTGCACCCGGTGCCCGCGCAGCTCAGCCTGCAGGGGCGCGGTGCGGGCGTATCGTGTAACCAGCGTCAGCGGGTCGTCGCCGGGAAACCCTTGCCGGGTCTCGAACTCGACGCCGGTCATGGTTTCGATCGGCGCACCCTTGATGCGGATGTCCGACAGCGAGTGCGGACCGGACATGGCCAGCACCGCCTCGACCACCTCGTCGCCGCGGTCGAGATAGACCATCGGCTCGGTGACGAAGGACGGGAACACCTTGCGGGTGCCCAGCACGCGCGGCAGCGTGCCGCCCGGTTCCAGCTTGTTGCCGCTGGCCGAAGCGACCCCGAGCGTGTCGCGATCTTCCGGCGCGCTATCCTGGCGCGCCAGCGCCGGCGGCTTGATCAGCGCGCTGATCGCCAGCGAGCCCGCGACACCAACGCCAGCGGCCAGGATGCCGGCCACGACCTTGCTGCCCGCCGTCAGCGTGCCTAGGCTGCTCGGTAGCAGCAGTGTACCCGACGCGATGCCCTGCGTGACCGCGATCAGCGCGACCGTGGCCACGAGACCGAGGATGTCCTTGCCGCCATCGCCGCCGCCCTGCAGCGGCCCGTGCAGCGTGATCTCCGAGACGCCGGGCTTCGGGCGCACGTGAGGCCAGGCGGCCCGCGGCACCTCGTGCCCGTCGATGCAGATCGCGCCGTCGAACGCCTCCAGCCCCAGGCTCGCCGCGATCTCGGCCAGGCTCGCGCCGGGAGCCACCTCGCGGAAGCCGACCGGGCCGAGGTGGAACGCATCGCGGTGGACGGCCAGAGTCATGCGCAGGCCTCATGGCGGCGGAAGCCGCGGAGCCGGTGCCGGATCACCGGATCGGTCAGCCCCACCAAGCAGGCCCCGGCACCGGCCTCCGAGTGGATCAGGCGCGCCTCGTCGATCATTACGCCCACGTGTCGCACGCGGTTGTCGGCACCGGCGGTCATCAGCGCCACGTCGAAGGCGCGCGGCGCGGCTACGTCGGTCCAGCACTCCGCGCCCTGGCCGGCGGCGATCTCCTGCGCGACGGCGGCCTGTGCGGCGCGCAGCTCCGCGCTGCTGCCCTGCCGCAACCTCAGCCGGGCACAGGCGGCCATGTAGCGCGCCGATGCGTCGCCGAACTCCGGCAGGCGCACGCCCAGCTCATCCCCGAAGATCACGCGGACCAGCCCCCAGCAATTTGCCTGGGTGAAGGGCAGTCCCACGTATTTGCCCCACCAGCTCATGCGAAGAGCCCCGGAAACTCCACGGCGTCGATGCCGTAGGGCTCGGATGAAAAGTCGCGCAGGCGCAGCCGGCCGGAGATCGCGGCGGCGGTCACGTCCACGTCCGTCAGCTCGAAGTTGAAGTGCGAGTAGATCACGTCCGGCGTGCCGATCTCCGCGCGCGGCGTGACCGTCAGGTCGAAATCCGCCGACGAGAGGATGTAGAGGCTCACGCGCGCCCGCACGTTGGTGCGCGCCAGCGCCTCTCCGATGCGCCAGTCGATGTTCTGGAAGCTCAGCTCGACCGAGGGCGGCCCGTCGGTGTCGGTCACCGGCCGCGGCTCGAACGGGATCGCCGTCCAGGTCTCGCCCTGCCAGACGTAGTCGACCACGTCCGACACGACCCGGATCGGATCGGGCAGCTGCGGATGGTCGATCAGCATGAAGCCCAGGTAGGCGTGCGGCGACGTGCGCGCCTGGCTGTCGGCGATCTGCGCAGGGGTCAGGCTGCGCTCGGTCACAGCGGCACCATCGAGACGTTGGTGAGGTAGATGTTGCCCGCCGTGCCGTTGGCGTCGCGGCGCACGAAGACCTGCGCGGTCACCGCACCGCCGGGCAGCGCGGGAAGGTCGATCGACTTGTGGATTGGCTGCGAGGTGCCCGACGGCGCGAACGTGCTGCCGTCCGTCGCGAGCGGCGTGCCGCCGCCGTCCAGGTAGGTCACGACAACCGCGAACGTGCCATCGGCGGCGGCGTCCGAAACCTCGTCATATTGCAGCCGGTAGCTTTTTGCCGGATCGACCGCGAAGGCCGTGGCGCTGAACATGCTCTCGGCCGTGCCCGAATTGGACGCCATGCGCACGGCATATGGGGCGGGGATTTTCTGCGCGATCGCATCGGCGCTCTGCTGGTCGTTCTGCACCAGATCGAAAGTGGACGGCACCGAAGTCCAGCCGGTAAAATCTCCGGTCCGGAAATCGCCGTTCTCCACCAGCTCGCCCTTGCGCGTGCCGGGGAACGACGCGTCCGGCAGCACCAGCACATTCATGCCGATGACAAACCGCCCACCGCGGCGCGGCGTGATCGAATAGACCCGGTCCTGCACCTGCATCTTGCGGAACGCGCGGGTGACCGGATGCGTCATCACGAAGGGCTGCGTGCCCTTGGCCAGCGTGTCGTCGAACCAGTCCTCGAAGATCGCCAGATCGCCCTCGCGGATGGCGATGGTCTCGACCTTCCACGCCTCGACGCGGGCGGTCGTCCGGGGCCGCGAGAGCGGCGCGCCGGCCTCCGGCTCGAACGCGTGTCCGCCATCCTGCAAGGCGTAGTTCGACCGGATGCTCGCGCCGACATCCTTGAGCGGCCAGTAGATCGTCACCGGCGCACCCGCTGCTGCGCGCTCTGCCGGGCCGAAAGCGCGCGCTGGGTGTTGCGCCCGCGCGAGATCGCATTGCCCACGGCCACGTCTATGACGCGATCACCGTTCGGCCCGCGGCGCTCCTGCACCTCGGAGCCTTCCGGTGCGCCGATCACGTTGACGGTGACGTTGGGCTCACGCCCGCCGCCGCGCGCCAGCAGCTCGCGCGTCTGCGCGGCCGAGAAGATGCGGGCCGGGCCGGTCGCCTCCAGCTCCGGGCCGCGCTCGCCCACGATGCGCAACCCGCCGGGGAAATCCCCGCCCGTGGCAAAGCCCGGAATGACGCCGCCCAGGATCTTGCCCAGCCCCAGCGAGCGCGAGAGACCCGCGAAGGTCTCATTGAGAAGCCCGTCGAGCAGCCGGTTGACCACGTCGTTGATGCTGTTGGCACCCCGGATGATCCCGCCGACCGTCCGGCCCATCTGGTCGTCGAACGCCTCGGCTTTGCGCTTCGCCTCTTCCAGCGCCTTGGCCAGCTTGTCGACGCCCTTCGCCCCCTTGCCACCCGCGCCGCTTTCGCTGCCCAGCTCATTCATCTGCTCCAGCACCTTCTTGGTGCTTTCACCCAGCGCGCCGGTTGCGTCGTCTGTGCGCGACACGATGCCGAGCAATTCATCGAGAGCGGCGCTCGCCTGTCCGAAGCCCTGCGTCACCGCCGCCGCGACGCGGTTCTGGGTTTCTGCCGCCGCTGCAGCAGCCTTACCGGAGGCCGTGCGCAGCTTCTCCGCCAGATCGGCCGCGCCCGAGCCGTCGAAGAAGTCGGCGAAGGGGCTTTCGACGGGTCCACTGTCACCAGAGATCGGATCGAAACTCTCGACCGACCGCGTGAGAAAGCTGTTCTCGAACGTGTCACGCACGAAGTCGCTCCACGCTTGTGCCATCTCCGCGAGAAGCCCCAGGAAGTCGGCACTGATTTCCTGCCAGATGGCCTTGAGGTCGAGCGGGATCGCCTTGGCCGCGGTCACGATCCCGCCAAAAACCTCGCCGGCCACGCGCTTCAACGCTGCCAAAGCCTCGCCGAACCCACCGACGGCGCGCACCAGCCGGTCAAACCGAAATGCGGCTTCGCCCAGGAAAACAACGAACGCGCCGAGAAGAGATTTGAGCAGCGCACCACGCAACACCGTCAAGGCCGTTGCCGCGCCCTGGATGCTGAACGTGAACCGAAGCATGATGCCGATCAGGCGCCCGCTGATAAGCACGGCCAGCCCGGCCAGCACCCGCGCCACGATGCTTAGATTGTCCTTCAGCACGTTCATGGCGTTGTTCAGCGGCCCGCCTTCTTTCGACACTTCCGCCATGAACTTCGCGACCGCCTCCAGCGCCGGGGCGAGCGCCACGGCAAGCTGGTTGCCCAGCCCCTTGGTGATCAGCCCGAGCGCCGAGATCGCGTCGTTGGTGCGCTCGATCTGATCGGCATCCACGTCGCTGACCAGAACGCCGAAGTCTTCCAGTTCCTTGCGCGCCTGGCGCAGCACGTCGGCATCGAGGCGGGTAAAGGCCGCAAACGCCCGGTCGCCGAAAAGCTGGCTGATCACGCCCGCGCGCTCGGCCTCGGGCACGAACTCGGCCAGCGCCTCGTTGATCTTGATCAGGCGTTCATCCACCGGCAGGTTGTTCAGCTCGGCCGCGCCGAGGCGCAGCCGCTCCAGCGCCTTGACCGCCGGGCCGGTGCCTTGCTCGGCCAGCGAGATGCGCCGCGTCAGGCGAGTGACGCCCTCGGCCGCCTCGGTCGCCGACACGCCCGCCAGCTCGCCCGCGCGGGTCAGCACCTGCATCGAGGCCACGGTCGTGTCCAGAGACTGCGCCAGCTTGGCCTGCGCGTCGATGCCCTGCAGCGAGGACCGCACCAGCGCCGCCGCGCCCGCCGCGAACGCGGCGGCAGCCACGGCGCCCACGCGCACCATGCGGCGCTCGAACCGCTGCATCCGCTTGCCGACCCGGTCCATCTCGGACCGCAGGCGGGCAAAGGATTTCTGGCCGGCCTCGCCCGCGCCTTTCAGCGCGCTGCGCACGGCCTTGGCGCCGCGCGCGCTCAGCCGGACCGTGATGCGTTTATCCGCCATCCCTACCTGCGCCCCTGCTCGTTTACCTTGGTCACCATCGCCGCCTCGATCACCGGCAGCAGCTCGGCCACGGCCGCCCCGGAAACCCCCAGCGCCCGGCCCATGGCCAGCGCCGCATTCATGTCAAACCCGATCAGCGCGCCCTGCGTGGCCCGGACCTGTCCGCCCAGCCGCTGCGCCAGGTCCCAGACCTGCCAGCCCTCGAAGCTCCGCGGCGCATTCACCCGCGCCGGGCATTCGTCGCAGACATCCGGGCAGTGGCGGCAGTAGTCGTCGCCCCCGCCCCAGGTCCATTCCGCGAGCGCGCTCAGCCTTTTTTTTCAGCGTCGACCTCGGTTGTGGTATCTGCCGCTTCGAGGACCGCCACCAGGATCGTGCCCATGATTTCCATGTCACTCCGCACGAGCGCCGCCGCGGCTTCCGCGCTGACCGGGATCGGCTCGTCGTTCATGTCGACCACGGTCCATCCGACGACCAGTTTCTCGAAGATGCGCGACGAAATCGTGAAAAGATCATGCACCTGGTCCAGGTTGAAGCTGAGCTCGATCTCTTCTTCGTCCTCGCTTTGATCGTTCGGGTCGCCGGACGCGAGAGCGCTCAGACCGGCAGCCTCCAGTTTCTTCTGGACGGTGTCGCTCACGGCAGTACCGCGCAGGATTTCCAGCACGTCCATCTGGGTGACGGGCCTGATCTGAATCGACAGCTCGTCGTCGATCTTCAGCCATTTCGGCTCGGGGTTAAGGTCGAGCCTTTTCATCAGTAGCCGCTCACGTCGTTGGTCAGCGTGGCCGTGCACATCCGGCCGGTGACGCTGTCGAGCGCCGCCTGCCAGTCGAATGTGGCCTCGATCCCGCCCGGCCCGGTGACCTCGATCTTGGGCTTGGGCAGGAAGACCGAATGCGCGGTCAGGTTGAAGTTCTCGCCGGAGCCCAGCAGGTAGTCGAACTGGAACTCGGTGTCGGTGCCGTTAATCGCCTGGTCCAGCAGGGTTTGGTTTGCGAAACGCACCACGACGTTGCCGGTCAGCGCGGCAATGCCGGGATCCACGCCTTCAATCTTGCCGTCGTTTCGAATCGTCTCAACCGGATCGAGATTGTTGGCATAGGTGATTTGGGCAGACACCACGTTGCCGAGCGCTGAACCGGCGCGGCTGATCGAGCCGTTGAAACTGCCGAAGCGCTTCAATGCAAACGCCGACAGCGTTCCGGCCTGACTCGTCGCGGCCTTGGTTTCACCCTGTCCGATCAGGCTGACGGTCGCCGTCACGTTCCCGGTGCGCTGCATCTGCCAGCTGATCTGATCGACGGCGCAACCTGCCGACATTGCATAATGCGGCACCTCCGGAATGCCGAGCTCAAGCGCCAGACTGGGAAGCAACACTCCGCCCGACTGGAACTCGTGATCGAACGGCCCGGCGCCCGTGGTCGTCGGATCGCCGAAGGCGCCTTTCAACCAGACACCCCAGGATTCGGCGTCGATCGGCACGGTAATGTCACCACCAACCGTGATCGCATCTTTGACCGGGGCGAGCGGGTCGCGGCCGAACCCGAGCAGTTCGTTGTCCAGAAGCGGCTGCTCCGAGCCCACGTTATCGTTCGCAAACGGCATCTGAAAGAAACCGCTGGCGGGCGGCGTACCGTAGACCGTCTCAAACGCAGCCGCCAGTTGCGACCGTGCACCTGTTCCGCGTGCCATGTCCTTTGTCTCCTCGTTTTGGTGTGTGGTCTCAGGCCAGCGGGTCGCTGGTCTCGTAGGTCAGCGTGACGGCCACGGTCGCGGCCTTCACCGCCTCCGCGCCCTCGGCGACGATGTTGAGCGGCGCGGGCGCGTCGCCCAGCACGTAGTCGGTCAGACCGCCCAGCGTGCGGTCGGCGGCGAGCGCCGTGCCGAGCGCGGTCTTGAGCGTGTCGAACCGCGCATCGCGCGTCTCGGCGTCGCGGCCCTCGACGATCAGGTCGATCTCGGCGCGGTGCTCGTAGATGTAACGCACCGGCGACATCAGCGCCGAGGGTTGGCCGGGGTCGCCATCGCGCAGGATCGCGTGACCCTTGGCCGCGATTTTCTCTGGCAGGGCCGCGTTGCGCTCGAAGACCACGCCCGTGGGCATGGCCGATTTCAGCGCGGCGGCCAGTGCGGCCAGAACGGTCTCGGACTTGGTGCTCATTCCCCGCCTACTTTCCGCGACACCCAGGCATCGACGATCATGTCGGGCAGCCGGGCGTCCCATTTCCGCGTGTCGGCATCGAGGTCCAGCCGGGCGGGCAGCTTGACCTGCGGCATCAGCACGAAGATCGGCACAGTCGTGGCCCCGGTCAGGGTGCCGTCCTTGCGCCGCTTGCCGCGCTTTTTCTGGGCGACGCCGCGGGTGTTGATCCGCGCGTCGTCGGTGACCAGGAGGCTCGGCTTTCCACGCCGCCGCACGAAACGCAGCTTCGTGCCGCGGCGCTGCTCCCACTGCCCCGGCGTCAGACGCCGACCGCCAGGCGCGCGGCCGGCCGCATCCGTCGGGATCGCAAGGAAGAAGCCCGACCGGGCGCGGATCGTGGCGCCGCGATCATGCGCGTCGACGATGTCGTTGGCGCTCGACCAGACCAGCGCGGCGGCCTCAAGGCTTGGCTGGCCCTTCGGAAACACTTCCGACCGGATCGCGTTGGCCAGCCGCCGGCCCAGACCCGCGCCGGTGATCTGCTGGCGCCAGTCGGTTTTCAGGCCGATGCTGGTCGAGGTAATGCCCTTGGTCACGGCGCGCTCGCCCGCCTCAATCTCGCCGGCCATGACGGCCGCGAGCTTCGGCTTGATCTCAAGCCCGAGTTTCACGCCTCACACTCCGTCAATTCCACCCGCCAGACCAGCCGGTCGCTGTCACGCTGCGGCGTGCCGACGACCTCGAAGACCTCCGCGCCGATCTCGATCCTGTGCCCCTCGGCCAAGTTGGGCGCCGCGCTGATCAGCAGCTCGACCACGTTCGTGTCCTGTATGAGTCGCCCGCCGTTCCATTCCGCGACCGCGTCCGGTGACAGCCGGATCAGCCGCACCGGCACCGCCGTCACGTCGGGCAGCGCCCGCCAGGTTGCCGCCACCGTCAGGTTGCGGTCCCGGAATACGGCGCCCATGGCCTTGGCGACGGCGGTCACGATGGCGACCCGTCAGCCCTGGTCTGCGGGTTTGCCGACGGTCTGCGGCGCGGGGTCCTTGCCCGCAGGTTTTGCGTCCTTTGCCGGTGCGGCTTTTGCGTCCTTTGCCGGTGCGGCTTTTGCGGTCTTTTCGATACGACCGAATTTCCGCTTCCGGATGTCCTCGGCCACCTTGGCGTCGACGGCCCCGCGCCAGCCCACGGGAAGCGTGCGCTTCTGCGCGGAATTGAGCTGGTAGGTATAGGACCGGTCGATGATCACGCTCGCATCTGCCATGTTCTCTCTCCATCATCAGGGCGCGGCCGGGGATCAGACCCCGGCCGTCGCCGGATCAGGCGCCGTCGCCGGCACTATGATCAGTTGGACGAATGCCCGCGCACCAGGGTCGCGGGGCGGACGCACATGGGCAGCGTGTTCATCTGCGCCTCCACGTCGACCCAGCGGTTGGCCTTCGGGTCCGGCATCGCCTTCGAGTAGAAGTCGCGGCCCGGCGTGTTCACCGTCTCCATGTAATCCGCCGGCGCGTTGTACTGGCGGAAGGTCTGGCGGGTGCCCACGGGGAAGAACCGCGCATCGCCGTCGGGGATGAAGGACTGCGTGACGGTCGTGCCGTCTTCCTGCGGCACGTCGCCCTCGGCCAGGTACTCTTCCCAGACCACGCCCTTGTAGGTGAAGCCGCCGGTCACGTCGTTGCGCAGCGGGTCCTGGACGGACTGGAAGTACTTGTAGGCTTCCTTCACCTCGGCATGGTTGATGAACTTGTCCCAGAACGTGGGCGAGCAGAGCGCGTGGATCCGCGTCATCACATCGCCGCGCAGGTTCAGCTTGATGTGCCGCGTCACCTCGGCCACCTTCGCCTGCATGTCCGTGGTGCCGGTGCCGAGCACGAAGTCCACGGCCTTCTGCGAGATGCCGAACTCCGAGAAGAGATCGACCAGCACCGTGCCGTCGGCATCCTTCACCTGGCCCTGCAACGCACCGGCGCGCAGGTACTCACGGGTGATGTCGATCGACCCACGCAGCTCGGTCTGCCGCTCGGCGATCTCGTCGGCCACCTGCTTGAGCTCGGTCTCCGACCCGAACTGGCGGATGCCGTCGATGTCGTCGGCGGTGATCTTGCTTTCCAGCCCGAAGCGCGCGGTTGCGAAGTTGCGCATCTCGCGCTTGCCGCGGGCTTGCCCCGGCAGGTTGGTGCCCCGCGTCGAGGACTGGATCAGCTGCAGCACGCCGTTCTTTTGTTCCACCTGGAACTGGGGCGTGCGGATGCCGCGCGGGACGAAGAGACCGAGATCGCCGATCCGGCCCCACTGGTTCGGGATGCTGTTGATCGCATCCGTCAGTTCGCGGGTGCGAAACGCATCCGCGTTGAAGATGTCCATGGTCGCCATGGTTTCTGCCTTTCTGTGAGAGTGTCGAGGAAGATGCGCCCGCCCCGATCGGGCGGGCGTCGATCATGCGTCGGTCAGGATGCCGACCGCCTTGAGCGCCGCCACGGCGGCGTCGCGCTTGGTGGCGTTGTCGTAGGTGGCGTCCCAGACCAGCCCGCCGCGGCGCACCCGCGCCTCGCGGGCGATCGCGATCGCGTCGGTCACGTCCGCAGACGCGGCCGCGGCCGGCGTCAGCAAAACCGCGACGGCGGTCTCGGACCCGTCGACGGCGGTCTCGACGCTACGCACGTACTTTCCGCTCGCAGTGATCTTGCCCAGAACGGTGCCGGGCACGAGGTCGGCGCCCGCGGCGATCGTCACCTCGTCGCGGCTGTAGTGGCCATCTTCCTCGAAAAGCAGGAAATCGCCACCGGTGTTGCCCTCGGTCAGTGTGGTCATCGGTTTCTCCTTGGTCTCGCGTCAGGGCCGCACCCGCGGCCTTACGGGTTGTCGCGGGCGCTGCCCGCGGGGTCAGTTCCGGTAGCGCTTGTCGACCGCTGCCAGGACCGGGTTTTCCGGCGGCACGTCCGCCGGAGGCTCTGAAATCGTCGTGTCCGCGCCGGCCATCGCCGCCGACAGCGCACCCGCGCCGGCCTTGCGGTCGTCAGCCGCCAGTGCGGCGACCGCGTCCTCGGCACTCATGTCGGTCTTGAAGGCCAGATGCTGGGCCAGCTTCATGCGGCCCTCGGCGGCAGGCGCCGTCAGGATGGCCGAGATGCGTTCCCGCTCCGCCGACGTGCCGGACGCCGCGGCGGCGGGCGCGGGCACCGGCGTGTTCGCGGTCGCCTCACCGCCCTCGCTCTCGGCCTCTGCCTCGCCTTCACCGTCCGAGTAGTCGCAGCCATCTTCCTCGGCGGCGGCGACCAGGTCGTCGACATCCAGCTCGAGCACGCCGGCAAACGCGTCCAGGCGCTCCAGCGGCGGGCAGTTGATCTCGCCCGCGAGGATCTGGTTCACGGTGCTGGCCTCGATGCCGGCGGCGTCACCCATCTCCTGGATGATCGCCGCGCGATCGCGATCCTCGGTCGCCTGCTCGTCGATCGCGGTGTTGAGAACATTGCCCAGGTTCTCGCCCGCCTGGGGCGTGATCGGGCAGCTGCGCCCGGCCTTGGCGGCGGGGCTCGTCTTCGTCTTGGAAGTATTGGCCATTGCAGACCTCCTGCTCTGATTGAGTTTCGACGCACGGCGCCGCGCGGATGCGCGGGCGGATCGGCGCCCCTGGCTGGGCGAAGCACCGCCCGAAACCTTTGCGACGAACGCGGCGAAGGCCGCGCGCGGGTCGGCCACCTCGTCGGCCAGCCCCATCTCGATGGCGCGGGCGGGCGAGAAGACATCCGCCTCGGTCTTGAGCGCCGCCGCCGCACCGAGCCGCGCGCCGCGTCCCCGGCCGACGGTCTCCGCGAAGAGGTCGCGCAGCTCGTCGGCCTGCCCGGTCAGCTTGGCCAGCACGCCCTCGGGCAGCGCCTCGTAGGGATTGCCGGCCGCCTTGTGGGCGCCCGACCGGATCAGCGTCACGGCCACGCCCTCGCGCTCCAGCGCGCCGCTGAAGTCCGCGTGCAGCATGATCACGCCGATCGAGCCCACGAGAGCGGTGCGCGACATCACGATCCGGTCGGCCTGCGAGGCGATCGCGTAGGCCGCCGACAGCGCGTGGTCCGCGACATAGGCGTGCACGGGCTTGTCCTGGCGCACCGCTCGGATGCGGTCCGCCAGATCGAAGATGCCCGCGACCTCGCCGCCATGGCTGTCGATCTCCAGCGCGACGGCGCGCACTTCCGGATCTCCGGCCGCGGCGTCGATCTGCGCGCGCAGCCCCTCGTAGGATGTCTGTCCGCTCGACTCGCCCAGCCAGGCGCCGCGATGCACCAGCACGCCGGTGACCGGGATCACCGCCACGCCGGAGCTGACCATCAGACCGCCGCGCTCGCGCGCCACCAGGTCGCGCGACTGCGCACCGTCCAGCACCGAGGCAAAGGGCGTGGCCGCGCGCAACGGATCGTCGGTGGCGCGCAGCTCCGGGCCGGGCTCGAAGTCGCCCACCAGCCGATGGCCGAAGCCGCGCAGGAACGCGGCCGCCTTGGCATCGTGGATGAGCAGCGGCGTGTTGAAGACGCGCGCCGCGATCAGCGGATTTTTCATGTCACCTGTTCCCGTTCTCGAAATCCGTGGCCGTGGCGCCGCCCGGCCCGATCAGCTTGGCGAAGCTTTCCTGCGACGGATGCAGAACGCCCTCGGGCATGGCGGCGATCTCGCGCTCGACCTGCTCCATGTTCTCCATGTGGTCGCTGCCGGTCAGCTCGGCCGCCTCTTCCTCCAGCGTCGAGAGACCCAGCGACACGCGCATCGCGGCCGCCTGCGCCTCCTTGACCGGATCGACAAAGCCCTTGCCCGGCCCGATCCACTTCGCCCGCGCATAGGCCGGCCAGTGCGCGTGGAAATCCGGCGCGCCGCGCGGCAGCGGCACATGCCCGTCCATCACCTGCTCTTCCAGCCAAGCCATCAGGTAGGGCTGGCAGAAGCCCTGCGCGAACGCGATCCGGCGGCTCGTCCAGCCGCGCCAGACCTCGATCAGCGCGGCCCGCGCACTGGAATAGTTCGTCTTCGACCAGTCGGCCGCCAGCTGCTCGTAGGACTGTCCCAGCCCCGCCGCAATGTTGCGCAGGACCGCGCTCTCGAAATCTCCGAACTGCGCCGCCGGCCGGGCCGTCGGCACCACGCCGATCTCGTCGTTGGGATAGAGCTGCGTCACCCGCGCCCCGCCCAGCGTCACACCGTCCCGGTCCTTGTAGTACTGCGCCCGGTCTATTTGATAGTCGTGCAGCGGCGTGCCCTCGCCCTCGCCGAAAAGGTCATCCATCGTCTCCGGACCCAGCGGGCTCTTGATGAAGGCCGCCAGGACCGCGTTGATCACCGCCGCCTGCAGCTCGACCCGCGCGTAATGGTCTTCCATGCGCAGCTTCTCGATCACCGGGGCCAGGCGAGAGACGCCGCGCGACTGCCCGTCGCGGGTCTTGTCGAAGAAGTGCAGCACGTTCGGGCGGCCCCATGCCCGCTCACGCATCACCCGCTTCCAGGTGAAGGACGCGGCCGAGGCGTAGATCGCCGCCTTGTGGGCCTGGCGGAAATGGTAGGCCCGCGCCGCGCCGTCGGCATCCTTCTCCACGCCGCCGCGCAGCTTCTCGCCGTCGGGCTGGTCGCCGGGGTTGGACAGCAGGTCCGGATCCACGATGCGCAGGCAGGTATGGGTCGGCCGGTTCTCTTTCCACGCGACCAGACCGACGGCATCGCCTTCCATCAGGTAGTTGCGATAGGCCATGCCAAACATCTGCGACACGGTCTGCGACCGCGTGATGTCGGCCAGCTTGCGCGGATCGTCCGCGTAGCTGCGCCAACGCGCCTCGACGGCCAGCTTGAACTCGGCGGCCCACGCGCTGTCGAGCCCCAGCGCCTTCCAGTCCGGCTTCATCAGCGGCCGGAAGTTGGCGCCGATGACGCTGTCGACCTCCTTGGCCACGCCGCCCGCAGCCCAGCCGTTGTTGCGCGTCAGGTCACGGGCACGCGCCACGATCTTGTCGCGATCGGGCAGCACCTCGCCATCTGACGGCCGAAACGGCGGATGGAAGTTCAGCATCGTCTCGCCGGTGCTGCTGCCCGCCTGGTAGGGCGTGCCACCGAAGCCGCTCGCGCGCGGCTTCATCCGCACGCTGCCGGCGCGCAGGCGGGGATAGCTCTGCTTCATTTGAAATACACCGTCCTTGAGCGGGTCTTCGTGTCGGTGCCCAGCTGGCGCTGCAGGCTGGCGATGTAGCGACGCAGGTTGGCCTCGCTCGACCGCGTGTATTCGATCGACTTGCCGTCGCCGGTCGAGACCTTCACGGCCTGCTCGCCCATCATCAGCGCGTGGAGGGCGTCCTCGGCCTCGGTCAGCCGCAGGGTCAGCGTGGCCGTGTCAACCATTCAGAATCTCCGACAGGCGCTTTTTGCGCGCGGGTTTCGTCTTCGCAGGCTTCTCGGGGACCGCAGCAAGTGCTGCGTCGAAGAGATCGGCCTGCCCGTCTTTCGGCGGCACGCCGCGCTCGGCTTCCATCTGGTCCCACTGGTCGTCGGTCATCGAGGTCCAGCCCTTGCGGCGGGCGGCGGCCTCCGAATAGATCATCGTGTCCAGGCCCTCGTTGCGGCGCGTCGGCTCGACCAGCTGCCATTGCCGGGTGACCACGCCGCTGCGCTGGCGCTTGAGCACGCAAATCTCGGCCGTGACCTGCCGGTAATACTCGTCGCCCAGGCCGCGCGCGAACTGGCAATATCCCCGCTCCGCCGGGTCTTCCTTTTTCAGCCAGGTGAAGAAGTCGCCCTTGAGCTGGCTGACATTCACCATGAAGGCGCGTTTCTGGCGCCGCTTGGCGCGGCCGTCCTGGCGCCGCTCGAACTTCATCGGCGCCAGCACCGGGCCGTTCTGGTTCGAGCCGCCCTTGACGATGATCACCCGGTTCCAGGGATGCGTCTTCGCCCAGCTCCACACGTCATCGGTATAGGTGCCGCCGTCGATCGCCAGCATGTCGATGCGGATCGGCAGCCCGAGCTGCGTTTTCCACGTCTGTTTCAACACCGCGTTGAGCGCGGTGCGCCCGTCCTCGTCGCTGATGTGGTGCGGAATCACCACGTAGTCGACCGTCCAGCGCTGGCGCTGGCGGCCATAGGCGGCGAGCGTCACCTCCATTCGGTCGTCCTGGCAGTCGACGCCGGCGGTCAGCAGGACGCCGCATCCCGGCACGACGCCGCGCGGCAGAACGTCGCCGTCGGCTGCGTTCTCCGCACGGTCGCGCAGCCCCTCCCAGTCCGGCGCGTCGGTCGCCTGGTCGTAGGGCTGGCCCAGCACGTCGCTCCAGAAGACCTGCTCGGTCTCCGCCTCGACCTGGCTTTTCGGCCCGGCCTCGTCTTCGGACTTGCCCTCGATTCGGGTCCAGCCCATCACCTGGGCGTATTCCCGCGCGATCGAGGCCCAGTCGCGGAACGGCGAATAGGCCCGCCACAGGTGAAACCCCGGATGATCGCCGTTCGGGTTGTGGGCAACCCAGCGCCCGGTGCGGATCATCTCCGCCTTGTGCTTGTGCTCGATCACCCCGCCGCAGGTCTCGCAGGAAAAGCAGGCTGCATGCAGGCGCTCGGGATCGAGGTTCTGCCGGAAGTTCTCCCATGTCAGCGGCGCGTATTCGCCGCAATGGGGACAGGCGACGTGATATTGCCGCTGGTCGCTGTTCTTGTAGGCCCGCGTGATCCGGCAGCTTCCGGTCAGCCCCGGAACCGAGACGCGCACGATCTTGGCATCCTCGAAGGCAGACGCCCGGCCGACGGCCAGGTATTCCGGATCGCCATGGTCGGTCATCGCGAACTTCGACAGGTCGTCCATGATCACCAGGCGTCGGCTGGTGCCGGTCAGATCGGCCGGCGATCCTGCCGAGGCGACCTTGAGCGAGCCATCGCGCCGCAGCGTCTCCTGGTTCAGGATGTTGTCGCGGTTCTCGCCGCGGCCGTCTCCAAACGTGTCCCTCAACACCCCCACCTGTCGGCGCATGGGCATCCACTTGTTGTCGACCCATTCCTTGGCCGACTGCATCGTCGGATGCACGACCAGCGAATCGAGTGGCGTCGCCTCGTGCCAGGCGCCGATCGTGGGCTGAATCACGGACACCGTCTTGCCGATCTGCGCGCTGGCCCGGATCGTCACCTCACGGCAGGGATGCTCGGGCGACAGGACCTCGTGGATCTCGCGCAGGAAGGCGAAGCGCTCGATATTGAACCGGCCCGCCTCCGACGACCGGGCGTCGAAGACGATGTTCTCGACGCACCAGCGCGTGATGTCCGGCGGCGGCGGCGGGGTCATCGCATGGCTCAGCGCCATCGCGACCACGCCGCTTGCCGGGGCGAGGAATCCCATCAGATGTCTGCGTCCTTTTCCTTGGCCGTCATCTCGGCCGTCTTCGCCACAGCACCCAGCTTCCCGGCTCGGCCGGCGCGGTGCGCGCGCCACATGTCGATCAGCGTCTTGCGCACCGTCTTGAAGTCCAGCGCGTGGTCGTCGGCCAGGCGCCGCGCGGCCTCGCGCAGCAGCGTCTCGAACTCCGCCACCTCCTGGCCGATCATCTTCTGCACCTGCAGGCTGACCTCGCTGGCCAGCACGAAGCGTCCTTCCGCCTCGGCGTTCTGGCGCCGCAGCCGCCGCGCCTCTTCCTGCGCCTTGAGCGTGCGGGCCAGCTGGTAGCCGTCGCCGTCATCGTCGGCGAGCCGCGTCGCACCGCCAGGATGCTTCTTGCCCGCAGGCTTTGCGGCTTCGGACCCGTCGAGCCCCTGCAACGCCTTCTGTGTCGTCGCGCCGTTGCCCATCATCTGTCCGGGATCGAGCTTTCGCCCCAGCGCGTCGGCGACCTTTTCCAGGTCGAACCGGCGCTGGCGGCCGCTGCCCTCGAAACACCCGTCGAGCTTGCCTTCCGCCACGTACTGGCTGATGCGCCCCTTCGACAGGTTGAGCTGCTGCGCGAGCGCGGTCGCTGTGAGTTCCATGATCTCCCGGTCTGGCCACACCCCTCCAGCCCCCGGACTAAACCCGGCACTGGTTTAGGCTTTCGTTTAAGTTTAGAGCGTCGAAACACCCGCGCTCAGCCGCCCCGTATACGTTTTTGGGGCTGGGAAGGACCCGTGGAAATATCTGGAGCACGGGCAGACGCCCCGCAGGGCGCCGCCGGGGCCGGGGTTGACCGGCCTTGTGCATGCTCATTCTCCAAGGCTGCAACGCGAAGCGCCCGCGCGGGTGTCCCCCGGCGGGCGCAGTTCCTGATGATGCCAGAGAAGGTGCCACCAGCGGACTTAGCTGTCAAGCCCGATGTTGTGGCCGCGCTTCCACGTACCCCTGCATCCTGTCGAGCGCACTACATAGAGCCGCCCGAGCCTTGGCCCGCGTCTCTGCCTTGATCGACCATCCGAAGGCGCGCAGCACATCGCCGATGGACTGATCCTCCAAGCACACCATCGCCACCAAGCGCATGTCCGGGATGGCTGCCCGGCTGCCCCGATCCGAAGGCCGCATCCGTCGCATCACCATCGCCATGCCGCTGCCCACGCGCGCCTCGATGGCGGCGATCCGCTGGCGGTCCATCAGCACCGCGTCGATGAACTCGCCCCCCGAGCCACCGCCGCCCGAGACCGTCTCAAGCGACTGCCCCCTGACCCCGGCCGAGGCGTGGCGCTCCTTCAAGGTGCGGTAGTAGCGCCCCATCGCCACCTGCCCCGGCGTGAAGAGCGGCGTCGCCACGCGGCCCTTGCCCGCCGCCCGGTCGGCCGCGTCCTGCATCCGATCGAACGCATCGCCCACCCGTGCGGCATGGCGGCCGTCGAACCCGTCATCCACGGCCCGGTGCTCACCATCCGCGCCCTGGTGCTGGGCGCGCGGCATCCACGGGATCAGCAATCCGCGCGCGGGCGCGATCCGCACCAACGCGGGCCCGCATACGGCAGGCGCCGATCCGTCCCGTGCCAACGCGGCCAGCCGCATCGCCTCGTCCCTAGCCACCCGGTCGCGATCTTCCCGGCTCAGACGTGCAACGCTCATGCGTCCACCCCCTGCGCCAAGGCGGCGATGCGCCGGCACTTCTCTGTCGCCGTCAGGCGGCGCTGGCGAAAGGCCACATCCTCGGGCGACAGCGTCTCGCCGCGCGCCATCCGCTCTTCCAGCACGGTCATGCGGCGCACGGCATCCCCGGCCCCGCCCCTGATCTGGCTGGCGAGGAAGGCGGACGGGAACTTGTGGTACTTTCGCAGATGCGCCAGCAGCTCCGGCGCCCAGCCCTCGGCGATGGCGTCCTGCCCCATCGGCAGCGAGAAGACCCGGCGCATCAGCGGCGAGCCGTCGTCGCGCGGCGCCTCGATCTCGGCCGCCCACTTCAGGATGTCGTTGGCGATCGGGAAGCGGTCGCGCTCCTTGCCGCCGGGATGGGCCGCCGCGACCTCTTCCAGCGCCGCCAGGCTCTCACTGCTCATGTAGGCCAGCCGCCGCGCCAGATCGTCCCGCATGGCCTCGAACTGACCTGTCGTCATGCCGCCCGGCTTCATCAGCCCCCGCCTGTCCAGCGTCTCTATCAACGCCCTCCTGACCCGCTTTTCGCCGTCTGCCTGCGCCTCGCTGTCCATGCCTGTTTCCTTTTCTCTGCACTTTTGCTGTTTTTTCCGCCTCGCGCCGCCGTCTCATTGGGGCGACACTGTCTCTGTCTTTTTCATTTCCCTGTCTTTTCCCTATCGTGCGGGACACTCTGAGACTGTCCGAGACTGTCCTGAAGTGTCCCCGGGACAGTGTGGGACAGTTTTATTCGTTGACGCGACGCCCACGCGTCAGCGCAAGCATGTGATCGCTCCAGCCCGATATGGCGCGCTCGATCCAGCTGGCGGCGCGGTACTCGCAGCCCTCGCGATCGAGCCATTCGTCCATCCACAATATCGCCGCGTCGTTCTTCGCGAGATCGGGGTGATAGCCCGCCACCGCCGAGCGCAACCGCTGACGGCGCTTCTTGGCATTGGCCGCGTCGTTGCGCGCGCGGTTGTCGGCCTTGCGCGAGATCGCTTCGCTGATCGTGCTCAGGACCATCGGATGCATGAGCCGCACCTCTGCCTCGCACAGGCACGGCTCCCAGCGGTGGAGCGGCCCATACGGCATGGCGCAGAGCGCCTGGAGATGTCCGCGCTCAACCAGGGCCAGCTTCGACAACAGCTCGATGTCGTCGGGCAGCGTGCCGATGGGCGACTGGTCGAACGCGACATTGATCAGATCGAAATAGATTGCCCGGCACTCGGGCGTCCCTTTCAGGCGCATCTCCGAGTTCAGCCAGCGCCGCCTCTCCCAGATCATGAAATAATGGCTGTCCAGCCGGTCCGAGCGCGTCAGCGGGTACTCCGGCAGCGTGTCGGTATCGACCGGGCGCGGGCGCAAGGGACTGGTCATCGTCATGCGGCCACCTCCGGGCGCTGGTCGAGCACCTTGCGGATGCGGACGGTCAGGAAGGCCTGCGCCCTGTCGCCCTCGACAGGCCAATTGGCGGTCACCTGGACGCCCTCGGCGCAGGCCTGCGCTGCGCAGGCAAACGCATCACGCGCGAAAGTCTCATCCCAATCCGGATGCGGCAGATACTCGAAGGCACCCAACGTGCGCTCCTGCGCGTCCACCACGTACATGCGCACCATCCCGTGCGACAGCGCCTCGAAATGCAGCCTGACCCGGCTCATGCGTGAGCCCTCCGCGCCTTGCGTTCCTTCATGGCCTCCCGGTACATGCGGTGCCCGCAGGCTTCCTCGACCTGCGGCGTCACCCGCGCCCCATTGGCGAAGACCGGCGCGATGATCCGCATGGGCGCGGGTGCGGTTGCCACTGGCGGCTTGGTCTTGGCCGCGCGCCGCGCGCACCGCGGGAGGCTGCGCTGCATCGAAGGCCGCTTATGCGATTTCGCGGGCGGGGCGGATGCGCCGGGCTCAAGGCCCAAGGCACGGCCACGGCGCGCGGCAGTGGTCACCGCGCAGCCCACAATGCGGGCCATGTCAGCCCAATTTCCGGCCCTGGGCGCGGCGTCGATGAATTCCTTGTCCTCGTGACGTGCAGCCTGGCCGACCCGCTGCGCGGCAAACTCCAGCCCCAGAACACGACCCCGGCTGCGCACGGTGCTGCGCATGCACCCGATCTCGCGCGCCGCCTCGGTCATGGACAGTCCGCGCGCGGCGGCATCGACGAACGCCTGGTCGGGCAGGCGCCGGCCCTTCACACGTCGGGTGCGAGCCCGCGGCAGCTTGATCTTGAATCGCGACGACGCGTTGCAGATCGCGGCAAAATCCACGCCGCTTTCCTCGCTCAGCGCCGTGGCCGAGAGGCCCCGCGCGGCGGCATCCTCCAGAAACGGCCGCCAATCGACCGCCGAGCGGCGCGTGGAAAGGCCCAGATGCCGCAGCGCGCGGTCCACGACGGTGCGCGTCCAGCCCATCGCATGCTCAAGATCGCGGCGACTGTGCCCGTCCGCAATCAGCCCGGACAGGCGCTCTCGTGCGGCCTCGATCTCCGCATCCGTCAAGCGCGATGTCACCTTGCCCATGTCCCCGCCCCTGCTCTGGTCGCCACCGGCCATTATCTCGTCAGCGGTCACGCCCATCTTGCGCATTTCGCGGTAGAAGACGCCGGCATCGAGGCTGATGGCCTCGGCCGCCGCGTAGACCGACCCGGTCGCCCGGACCGCCTCGCAGATCAGCTCCCACCGCTCGCGCGCCTGACGCGCGCGCATCGCGTGCATCGTCTCCATGCCTGCCCCCTGCCCTCGACCCTCGTCATGCGGCCTCCGCCGCTTGCTGCTCCAGACGCTCCAGCGCGGCGCCGAACCAGCGCGGGTCGCTCTCGACCCCGATGGCGCGCCGGCCCGTCCGCATCGCGGCCAGCAGCGTCGCGCCGCTGCCGGCGAACGGATCGAGCACGATCTCGCCCGGCTGGCTGGAATTGAGAATGAAACGCTCCATGACCTCGACCGGCTTCTCGGCCGGGTGCGCGGTGCGCTTGACATGCGACAGGCGGTGCATCTGCCCGCTGCCGCAACGATTGATCCGCCGCGCCCGCCCCTTCCAAAGGTAGAGCACGAACTCGCAGTTTTTCATGTACCAGCGGTTCGCGGTGCAGCGCCCCTTGTCCCAAACCAGCAGGTTGTGCAGCTTCCAGCACGCCCCCGCGAATGCCGCCTGCGCGGGAAAGACGTTCTTGGCGTCCGCCATCACGTAGGCGTCGCAATCGGCCCGGCAGGCCTCGAATAGGGGCCCGGCCATGCCCGGCCAGCCGATCAACACGTCCATCATGGCCCCGGAATTGTCATAGACCGCGCCCGAGAAGATGCCGCTCATCGTGCCCGGCCCCTTGGCCCGCCCGCCACTGGTCAGCCGGTAGGGCGGATCGGTCACCAGCAAATCGGCCTTCTCCAACAGAGCGGGCAGAACCTCGCGGCAATCCCCGAGATAGAGGTCCACCGGCCCGATCCGCTCATGCCGCGACCAGCTCACCAATAAGCCCTCCGCACTTGCTCTGGATCCTCGCCGCTTTGCGCAAGGTCGGCCTCCAGCACGCGCGCCGTGGCCACGCTGACCCGCTGCGACGGCAGCCCATGCGCCCGTGCGATTGCCGATGGCCCGATCCCGCCGCTGCGCTGCGCGATCCAGGACAAGACCAGCTCGTCACTGTCGCGCGGCGTGTCCCGAACCCTCATCCGCCCCTCCCCGGCACGGGACGCGCACGGACATGCGCGCCCCGGCCCAACAGGGAGGTCCGGGAACACATCTTGCGGGCCGCCACGTTCCCGGCGGTATGGCGGGAAGTGGGCGACTGAGGCGTGCCCTGCCCGCGCGTCGAAAAGAAAAGGGCGCGCACCGGGGGGACCGGATGCGCGCCAGTTGCCCGGCCGCCCGAGCGAGGGGATTGCCGGCCGGGCAGGCAGGCCGGGCGCAAGAGGCATGCGCCCGGCAGGTGTCCGGAATCTCGGTCCGAAATTTCGGAGGGACGTGCGTTCATCATCGACCCTCCCATTGATCCATGAACCACGCGACCGCGTCCGGAAAGGCCAGGAAGGCGCGCGCCACCGCGTCGCCCGAGGCCCGGTTTTCGCCGTTCCACCACGCCCATGCGGTGGAGTTGCGCACCCCGAAGGCCGCGGCCACCTGCTCGGGCGTCGCAAACCGCTCCCGCAGCCATGCGGCGAAAGCGGGCGCGAACCACGCCCGGAACTCCGACGACCGGATCGGGTGCAGGAAGATCAGGTCGCATTCCGGAACTTCGGACCGGGACATGGTCGCGCGGGATGTGCCATGCTGCTCGCGTGACGGTTCAACAGTCTGGGAAGGAGCGTGCGAGGGCGCTGCAGTCATGCGGCGTCCTCCGCGTTTGCGGCGGGCAGCGGCGGCACCTCGCCAATCCATTTTTGCGCGCAGGTTGCTACTCTGGTCGGGGCCGCACCGCGATTCGCGGCGCGAGTTGAATCAAAGGGAGCTAATCTATGGGTATTTTTGCCTGGCTGTTTACCAAAGCGCCAACCACGGAAACACCACCGCCCCCGGTCGTAACGCCGCCAATCATCACGGCCGCGGACTCGCCAGACTTGGCCAAAGTGCCGGCGGATGTCCCTGACACAGTGGATTTGGAAGAAGTCTACACCGTGATCGACTACACCGATGCAAACGGGAACGAGTCCCGTCGACGCATTACACTGCGCAAAGTCGCGCGCGGCCCGCACGCGCCAATTTTGACCGCGATCTGTCACGAGCGAAAGTCGATCCGGCACTTTCGCTGTGACCGGATCGGATGTTTTATAGAGCCCGACGGCGAAGTAATCGAAACCGTCGACTTCTTTCGCGACACGCTCATGGTCTCTCTTTCCGACCTTGAGCCCGCCGAACGCGACGAATCCATTACGGCGGCGCGCAGATTGCGTGATTTCCTTCGCCCGCCTCTCTCGGTTCTCATCACCGCAGCGCGCTGCGACAACGAATTTCACCCCGAGGAACTGGACGCGATCCTGCGATATGCTGAATCTGAGGCCGATATTCTCTATGACGAGGGGCGGCTTGGAACCGATTTCAACCTCACGGCGCTGGACGCGCTCGAAAGCATTGTCCAAAAAATGCACCCACAGCAGATGTCTATGCCAGGCTATCTGGGCGTGATCTACACATACGACGACGACCGACAGGACCGGTTCTTCCGCGCGCTTGCCGAAGTCGTCAACGCCGACGGCGTGGTGTCCGACGATGAAGTGGCATTCTTGGGCGATATAGAGGCGATCAGAGAAGATTTTGCACGCGAAACCCTCGAACGCTTTTCTGATTTCACCGAAGATCGGCATTGAGCGGCGGAGTGTGGTCATGCGGCCCCCCGGTTCTGGCCCTGAGCATCGGGCGACGTGAATCCAAAGAGGTGCACCGGGCAGTCAATGTGGTTCGCGGCACACTCCGACCTGAGAACCAAGTACCATTTTGGCGGAAATGTCTTCCGCGCAAGTGCGTTGGAAATTGCCGTGTCAGACACTCCAAGCCGCTCGCGCAGCCTGCCCCTCCCAACGACGGCAACTATATCAGAAACGGTGTCCATGCCACATCGTTACTCACAACTTGTGAGTTTTGCAAGCTCACAAAAAGCGATTTTACACAAATTGTGAGCGGAACGATTATCGCAACATGGTGACTAATCATGAAATCGACGAAGCAAAGTATCCCTACTGGCGCATCGGGCAGCGACTTCAAGCGCTTCGGGAAACCACGGGTATGAGCAAGACGAAGTATGCCGCCTTTTGCGGATACAACTACACCCGATACATCAACTGGGAGTCAGGTCATCGGCGCATGCTGCCAGATGAAGCCGAGGTGCTCTGCGACAAGTTCGGGGTAACCCTGGACTTCATATATCGCGGCATAGAGGCGCAATTGCCGCACAGCTTGGCAATCGCTCTGTCATCCAACCCTCGCGACAGCGCCACCAAGACGTCCAATGAGATGCCGGACTGATCGGCTGCAGCGATCAGCATATCCAATTGTGATTGTTCCATAACTTTTGCTCCCTAGCGATCCGCCCCGCGCGTTATGGCTGCGTCACAATCGTGTCGATTCTTTGCGCATCTCACAATATGTGATTATTTTTGTTGATGCCTCACAATTTGTGAGGTAACAAGGCCCCCATCACAACCGATGGAGGCCCCGATGCGCGCCGAGACCGAGACCGCCCCGACCACCGCAGCCATATGCGACCTGCAAACCTCTGTGCTGCGCCTTGCGGTCGAGGCCGAGGCCGGATCGGAGCTGCGGCGCAGCTTGTGCGAGGCCGCGAGCTTCTTTCCGGGCCCCGACACGACATTACTTGGACAGGCGCAGCTGCGCGGCGGCATTTCCCGCGACGACGTGGCGGGCCTCCTGCGCCGGATCAACGCCGCCCGTGAAAACGGCGACGACCCGCAACGCATCCTGCGCGCCATGCGCAACGCGATCGAGCGGACGCTCGACATCTACGACCTGGTGTCAGAATGAGCGCGCGGCGGATGTCATTCCATCTGCGCCTTCAGGGCCGCGAACAGGCGGTCTTCTATCTCCACCCGAATTTCATGGATCTTACCGGTCTCGAAGAAGTCGGCGGTCAGTCTCAGGCGGCGCCAATAAAAGTTCAGCAGCGCATAATTCGGCATGACGCGGCCTGCTTCGGCATCCTCGACATGCACAAGATCGGGGCTGGCCCAGCCGAATCGGGCAATCTGCACCTGACTTACACCCGCGACGAACCGCGCGGACCGCAGACGATGTGCGGTGGCGGACATGCTCTCATCGCCAGACCGCGCCAGCCTGCGCCGCTCGTCCAGCCGCAAGACCATGCCGTTATTCTCCTTCCGCATTGTCACGCGGAAACCGGGCGGCGTCTCAACCGTCGCCCACGCCATTTTGTCCAAACATCCGGAACAACGCAACCGATGGAGGCCTGCCATGCAGCCTGATCCCGCACCCGACATGATCGCCCAGGCCCGCCGCGTCGTCACCGACCCGGCTGTCTGCGCCGGCCAGCCCATGCTTCGGATGCTGGCCTGGCAGGTTCTGACCACGGCGCGCGGCCAGCGCATGAACGTGCTGCGCCTGATCCGCCAACAGCACCGGGCCGCGCCTGAAGGCGGTGCCGCATGAGCCTGCCCGATTTTCCCGCCGCAGCACCAGAGCCTGTCGAGGATTTCCGCTCGCGCGCCGAGCAGCTGTCCGAAGCGCTGCGCGTTGCCGTGACGCAGCTGCGCGATGTGTTGCGCTCGGACATCGAATGCGGCTGCGTGGCCGAGAGCGGCACATGGGTCGGCGGCCACGCCGCGCCGCGTGCCCACAGCCTCGACGCCGACGCCGGATCGGCTGATGCCGTCGCCATCATGATCGACGCGATTCGCGCCGGCGAGCGCCTTGCCGGCCGCCCCGACGACGATGCGCCCGCGTGGCTGAACGACGTGTTGGACGGGACGCTCGACATCATGCCTGCCACGCCTTTCGCGGACACCCTGAAAAAGGAGCAGCATCATGGGCGCTCCTAAACCGGCCCTTGGCTATCCGAGCCGCACCGCCGCCGTTGTCGCGCTGCGCAATCAGGGGAAGACCTTTGCGCAGATCGGGCGGATGATCGGCATCACGGCCAAAACCGCCTCGGCGCTGGCGCATTCTGCCCAGCGATCCCACCGCCACGATCTGAATGAAATCCGGCCTGACGCCGTGCTCGACGGTGAGGCGATCAACGCCCTGCAGCCGTATGCCACCCGACGCGGGCTGACCGTGGGCGAGCTTGTCTGCCTGCTCATCGAGACGGTTGTCGAGGATCAGATCATCGACGCGGTGCTGGACGACGGAGCGTTTGCCGCGCTGGCCTCGGAGACAGCGGCATGACCGGTCATATGAAAACACTTCTCGCCGCTGCGTCGAATGCAGCCGGCGCCGCCGAGGATATGATCGAGTGTGCGCGTGAGGGCAAAATCACACCTCACGACAGCGTTGGCTCCGGCGACACGGCAACCATCCTTGCAGACAGCCTGCGCCTGCTGATCGAGGCGACGGACAGCAACACCGGTACCGCCGGACAACTGCACGGCGCCCTGATCCGGTATCTGGAAGAGAGGTCGTTATGACCCTCCGCCACGCGCTTATCCTCGCCGCCGTGATTTTGGCCGCAATCGTGATGTTCCAGAACCTTCCCGCGCCCTTCGCGGGCGGGCCGATGCCGGAGCAGGGCCAATGACCCGCGCCCTCACCCCCGCCGCGACCGCGCTCCTGATCGCGCTCGCCTTCCACCACGTCGCCCCGCGGCTCGCCGCCTCGGTTCTCGACGCCCATCAGATGGAGACAGCCCATGCCCTGCACTGACACGATCGCCCGCCTGCTGGCCGACCTTTCCGGCCGCGGCCCCGAGGACGCCGCCGAGCTGCTGGCCAATGCGGTGATGGAATCGGGCGGCATATGGGCGGTGCCGCCCGGTACCGGCCCCGGTCCCGCGATGGTCGAGATCAGCCTGCACGCCATAACCGGGCACGGCCCCGACCGCGACGCGGCAGTCGCCAGCTGGACCAAGGCCGCCAGCACCTGGCTTGAGGCCATGATCGCAGCGGAGGCCGCGTGATGTCGCTCACGGCCCGCGTCCCCGACCGCCTGCCGCGCGACGACCCGCCCGCACCCGGCGCACTCGACCTGCAGCAGCGCCTGCAAATCGAAATGCGCATCGCCTGGATCGACGGCGTGGTGGCCGGTCCTTCCCATGCCCGATCCCGCGCGCTGACACGGCTGTTCGATGCCGGGCTCTGCGAGGTCTCGCAGACCGCTCAGGGCGTTCAGTTGTCGATGCTGGGTGTACGCAGCACCACGTCCGCGCCCGACGGCACAGCCGACGCGATCCTGTCGGACTGGCGCGCCGCCGCGCTCGATCGGCTGGTGGCGTCATGAAGGCAATTTCGATCCGCCAGCCCTGGGCCGATGCCATCCTGCACCACGGCAAGGATGTGGAAAACCGCAACTGGTACACACCCTACCGCGGCCCGGTCCTGATCCACGCCGCCAAGGCCTGGGGTCCGGCCGAGCGCGCCGACCTGGAGCTGATTGCGCAAATCATCGGCCGCGATCTGCCCGCGACGAAGCCACGGCTGGGCGGCATCGTCGGCCGGGCCGAGATCGTCGATTGCGTCACCGAGATGGCGAGCCCGTGGTTCTTCGGCCGCTTCGGATTCGTGCTTCGCAATGCCGAGCCCCTGCCCTTTCAACCGTGCCGCGGCGCGCTGGGGTTTTTCGAGCCGAACGATTTTCCACCGCCGGCGGACACCCCTTGGCCGCCGCCGCTTTTTGCCAAGATGAGCCCGGAGAACCCGCATGACCGCTGAAACCCAGACCCCCGACCTCCTGCCCGACGCCGCCGCCTTCGTCCAGGCGACAGGCAAATGTTCCGGCAGCTCGCTGCAGAGCCGGTTTTCCATCGGCTGGAACAAGGCCTCCGCCCTGATCGAGCGGCTGGAGGACGCCGGCGCCGTCGGCCCCGCCGATCACGTCGGCAGCCGGGAGATTTTCCCCGACGCGCTGGCCAGGCTGACGGGCGAGAAGCCGGAGACGACGATGACGCTGACGACGCCGGACGGCCAGACGACGGCACCTTTCACGGCCGGCGATCTCGAAGCCGTCGCCATGAAAATCAATGGCCGCCCGCCGATGAAGGAGACCGACGCCGACCGCGCCGTGGGCGACAACGCCTACCGCGTCACCCGCGCGGAGCTGCAATCCTTCGTCGAACGCTTCGAGCGGCTGGAAGCCGAGCGCAAGGAGCTTGCCGACCAGCAGAAGGAGGTGATGGCCGAGGCCAAGGCGCGCGGTTACGACACCCGCTGCCTGCGCCAGGTCATCAAGCTGCGCGCCAAGGACCCGCAGGAACTGGCCGAGGCCGAGGCGGTGCTGCAGCTCTACCGCGAAGCTCTGGGGGTCTGATCCAATGACGCACCACCGCGCCTTTCCCCCGCTGCGAAGCCAGGACTATCTCGACCGCCTGTCACCAGCCCCGCCGCCCGTGGCGCTGGCCGTCGTGATCCTGGGCACGGCCGTCGTGGTCGGGATCGGCGTGGGCGTGGCGCTGGCCGCGGCGATCTGGTGAGGGAGTGAGCGATGCCCATCCGCGCCGAAAACCGTGATCGCTATCCACCGGACTGGCCCGACATCAGCAGGGCCATCAGGGAACGCGCTGGCCAGCGCTGCGAAGAATGCGGCGTCAAGAATGGCCGGCTGGGCGGACGCCTGCGGGATGGAACATGGTGCGATGCCATGCCGCTCGGTGAAAAGCTGCTCAGCCTGGAATGGCCCGCGCCCGGCGAGGTTGCCACGTGCGTGTCTCCGTCCGGCGCAAAGCACCAGCTTCGGGTCGTGCGCATCGTGCTTACCGTCGCGCATCTCGATCACCAGCCCGAGAACTGCGATCCGGACAACCTGCGCGCCTGGTGCCAGCGCTGCCACAACATCTACGACGCGCCGATGCGCCGCGCCGGGATAGAGGCAAGACGACGCGAGAAGGCGGCTGACGGAGACCTTTTTGAGCATCTTGAGCAGGAGTGAAATCATGCCGCTCTACACGGTGAAAAACACGCACGGTCACAGGGTTACGGTCAGGCTTGACGGCCGCGAGATCAAGGATGTCATCGAGGCTGATACAGATGCCGGCTACCTGATCAGGCTTCAACCCGCAAAATCCGGCCAGCGGACGCCCGTTCGGGAGAAGCTTGTCGGGCGCGTCGAGGTGGAAGTGGAGTGAGATCATGAAAAACCGCCTGTCCGATCTGAACAATCACCTTTTTGCGCAGCTCGAACGGCTGTCGGAGGAAGGCTTGTCCGTCGAGCGGATCGAGGAAGAGGCCAAGCGCGCCGATGCCATCGTATCTGTGGCCGACCAGATCACCCGGAACGCGGACCTGCAGCTCAAGGCGGCGAAGCTATTTGCCGAGCACGGCAATGCAATCCTTCCGATGCTGCCCCAGATCGGGAAGGACACGGAATGAAGGGAACGCCGATCAGCTGGGGCGATGACGAGCTGGCGTGGATCGAGGCGCACGCGTCGCTCCCGCGCCGGGAGGCGCACGCGCAGTTCGTCGCGCAGTTCGACCGTGCCGACGTGTCGCTGGGCGCCTACACTTCGCTCTGCAAGCGCAACCGCTGGCTGACGGGGCGCACTGGCTGCTACGAACCGGGACGCGAGCCCGAGAACAAGGGCAAGAAGATGCCCTGGAACGCCAACAGCGCCAGGACGCGGTTCAAGAAAGGTCATCGTGGCGGCAGAGCGGCCGAGCTTCACAAGCCGATCGGCACCGAGCGCGTCACGGAAGACGGCTACATCGAGCGGAAGATACACGATGGCCTGCCGCTCCAGTCGCGCTGGCGCGCGCTGCACCTGGTCCGCTGGGAGGAAGCCCACGGCCCCGTGCCCGAGGGCATGTGCCTCAAATGCCTGGACGGCGACAAGACCAACTGCGACCCGTCGAACTGGAAGCTGATCCCGCGGGCGCTGCTGCCCCGCCTCAACGGCCGCTTCGGGCGCGGCTATGACGCGGCGGAGCCCGAACTGAAACCGACCATTCTCGCGATCACCGAACTGGAGCACCAATCTCGGGAGCGGCGCGGCGGTGGCGGGAAGAAATGACCATGCCGACCCGCATCCGCCTCTCGCGCGCCAAGGGCTGGCGAAAGCCGGAGGGCGCCGTCGTCGTCTCGCGCCCCACGCTCTGGCGCAATCCCTTTGTCGTCGGCCGCGATGGCACGCGGGCGCAGGTCGTCTACCGCTACGCCGCCCTCATGGCGGGCTACATCGTCGCGCGCGCGGATCCCGATCCGGACGAGCAGCGCATGCTCTACGAGCACGTGCATGGGAACCTGGACAGGATACGCGGCCGGGATCTCTGCTGCTGGTGCGCGCTGGATGGCCCGTGTCACGCCGAGGTGCTGCTGGCGCTGGCCAACCGGCCGGCGGGGGAACCTCTCGACCTGGAACGGTTCTGGGCCGAGCCCGCGCGCACCGAGCTGATGATCCACATCCGCGACATGGACAGGATGGCCCAGCAGGCGGCCGCCGGGGAATTACGATGACCGTCACGCTCGACTTCGCACCCCGCCTGATGCCGGCCCCTGCGGCCGCGCATTACCTGGGCGTGGGCGTGACCACGCTGCGCGGCCTGCCGATCCCGCGCCGCAAGCTCGGCGCGAAGCGGCTCTATGACAAACGCGACCTGGACGCCTATGCTGACGACCTGCCGGTCGAGTCGGACCGCGAGGCGCCGGGAGACAACACATGCGACGCACTGTTCGGGGAAGGCTGCGCGGGGGGATCACATTGAAATACCTCAACGCCTCCGGCCGCTGGCCCAGCGGCCGCGTCCGCTATTACTACCGCCCGCCCGGCCGCAAGGGCGTGCCCCTGCCCGACGCGGAACCCGATGACCCCGCCTTCCTCGCCGCCTACAGTGCGGCCGCCGCCGGCGGCGACCCGCCGCGATCGGTGCGCACCGGCTCGATCGGAGCGGCGGTGCGCGCCTTCCTGGCCTCCGACGCCTATCTCGGCCGGGCCCGCTCGACGCGCGCGGTCTGGCGCCGGCTTCTCGACGACATCTCGATCCGCTACGGAACCGCGCGCCTGGCCGACCTGGAGGCCCGCCACATCAAGGCCGATCTCGCCCGCCTGCCGCCGCACCCCTCGAACAACCGCCGCAAGGTCTGGCGCGCCCTCTGCGCCTGGTGCGCGGAGGCCGGGCTGCTGGTCACCAATCCGGCCACCGGCGTGCCCGCGCGGCGCACCCCGAAGAGCGAGGGGCATGTGCCCTGGACGGCGGCCGAGATCGCGCGCTTCCGCGACCGCTGGCCGATCGGCACGGCGCAGCGGCTGGCCTTCGAGGCGATCTTCTGGACCGGCGCGCGCATGTCCGACGCGACAAGGCTGGGCGACGGCATGGTCGACGGACAGGGATGGCTCTGCTACCGCCAGGTCAAGACCGGCGGCGACGTAGCGGTGCCGCTCTTCCGGTCTCTGCCGGCCGTAGCAGCTGGGATGGAGGCCGATCAGGCGATGCTGCACGCCGCGCTCGCCGCGCGGCAGCACCGGCACCTGGTCTGGATGGTCACCGACTACGGCAAGCCGCGCTCACGCAAGGGTGCCAGCAGCTGGTTCAGCGCCGCCGCGCGGGCCGCCGGCATCACGGGAAGATCGGCGCACGGGTTGCGCAAAAGCCGCTCGATCGCGCTCGCCGAATCGGGCGCAACAGCCCATCAGCTGGGCGCCTGGCTGGGCCACGAGAGCCTGAAAGAGATCGAACATTATGCACGCCGCGCGGATCGGCGCAGGATTCTCTCCGGACCGGAACAAGAACAGAACAGTTCCAACTCTCCGAAACAGAGTTCCAAATCTGCCAAAAAGTGA